TGCATTGTTTTTTTATAGTATATATACTTTATTGTATACAATAAAAAATATAAAAGTCAAGAGTTTTTAATCTTTAATAAGTGTATTTTGTAAACTTTTTTAATGTAACTTGTCTATTTTAAGCCAATTTAATGTTTTTTTAGTTTACAAAATCATTAAAAAAGGTTTACATTTTATTTTTTCGAGTTTTCTTTTCACACAAGAAAACAAAAACACAAAAAACACACGCAAAAACACCAAAAAAAACACGTAAAAAATTGAGCTAAAATAAGTTTTTAAAATAAAAATGATATAACATAGCTAAAAAAATAAAACAAATACATCACATAATATGCCTTATGTTAAGTATATTAAAAAATGGCTATTTTAAGCCAAGTTATTTTTTAATAAAAATAAATAAAAAAACTAAACTCAAAACCCACCCAGTGCGGGGCAAGCAGACAGCCCCTGTGCTATAATTACTATTATATCCCCCCTACGCATTTTTCTCAAAATCACTTCCTTGACAAATATTTATTTTTATGTATTAATTTTTCCCCAAAAATTCTTTCCCAAACCCCAAACATTCCCCCCAAAAAACATTATTTCCTTGACAAAAACTATTAACCTATATAATTTAAGTATAAATAAAATATTTTTTTACAAATTAATATGCAAGAATTGACACCAGAGCAAGAATTAGAGATGCAACAAGCATTAATGAGTCAGAAATTTAAATCAAATATTTCAATAAGTACCAATACCCCTTGAACTTCTTTACACAATAGAAACTCTAACAAAGAAGATAAGTGATATGTTTATGAGATTAATGAGCAGATAATAAAAGAAGCTAGTGATTTGTTATTAGAGAGATTACAAAATGGAGATACTTCATTATCTATAAAAGATATAATAGCAGCGAAAGAGGCTGCTTTCAAACAAAATCAAGCTATAGATTGATTGGATGATAGTTTAGACACTAGAAAACTTATACCTACACAGATAAATATACAAGTAATAAATAATTAATATGAGTAATAATATATTAGTATCAAAAAAGCAGTTAGAAGCAATAAAGACATTTTTTAGTGGACATATAGAAGACATGTTATACGGGTGAGGGGCAAGATGAGGTAAATCAGAAGTTATTGGTATAATACTAGCAATATGTATAGCTGCTTTCCCTAATAGTGCATGGCTATTATCGAGAACCCAATTAGCGGACTTGAAGGCTACTACATTGGCTACATTTTTTAAAGTTATTAAGAGGTTTTGATATTGAGAGAAGAGTTATAGAGATAAAATAAGAGATGAGAGACATATAGAATTTGTGAATGGTAGTAAATTGTTTGTTATACAAGTAAATTTAGAGCCATCAGACCCTGAATTTGATAGAATTGGTTCATATTGATATACATGAGCTTTTTTGGATGAGGCACAACAGATGAGTAATAAGGTTAGGGAAGTGTTACAAGGTAGACTTTCTGAATTAGATGGTTCTTTTTCTACAGAAGTTCCTATGAAATATAAGGATTATAGTATAGATGAGCTAAAACCTTGATACACAGTTGAATTTAAGATAGTGTGAGAAGTACAGAGAAATGAAGAAGATTTTACTTTACCAAAAGATAAAATAAAAGAAGTAGTGGTAGACAATGGTAAATATTGTGCTATTATATGATATGATACACTATATATACCATATAAATTAGTAAAGAGTGAAATAATAAATTGAAAATTAATTCATACATATAGTTGGCATTTTAAGGGTATAATATTTAGTTCATGTAATCCTTGAACAAACTTTACAAAGACAGAATTCTATAATCCTTGGAAAAAAGGAGAATTGCCTTCATATATGGATTTTATACCAGCTAAGGTTTGAGATAATCCTTGGGTTGATAGGAAATATGTGGAGAGATTAGAGAGATTACCTGAGACTTCAGTCAGAAAACAGAGATTATTGTATGGTAACTTTGATTATGATGATGATCCTTGAATTTTGTATGACCAACATACAATACAACAAATGTTTGGCAGAAAACCTGATAAATATGCAGATGATACACCATATATCACAGTGGATGCAGCTAGACAAGGTAAAGATAGTACAGAAATAGGTATTTGGAAAGGATTACATTTACATAAGGTTATAAAGATAGAAAAAGCAGATTTAGTTAAACAAGCAGAAAAAATAGAAGAATTAATGGGTAAATATTGAGTAAGTAGAGAAAATGTAATAATAGATGAAGTATGAGTTGGTGGTTGATTAGTAGATATGCTTTGATGTAGATGATTTATAGGGAATAGTCAACCTTTACATCCTTATGCAGCTAAATTACTTCCATATAAGAAAAGAAATTATGCAAATTTAAGAACACAAGCTTTTTATTATTTGCAAAAATATATGAAAGATATAAGTATAGATGTAGTTCAAGATATACAAGATAGAATTATAGAGGAATTATTGACTGTAAAAGAAAAAAATATTGACAATGATAGTAAGTTACAAATAATTCCTAAATCTTTGATGAAAGAAGAATTATGAAGAAGTCCTGATTTAGCAGATATGATAAGTATGAGAATGTGGTGGATAATAAAATATCATCATGAGAACCCAGTTAAAGAAGAGGAAGAAGAATTACCAGAAAAAAAAGACCCATTGTATGAATATATTATTTCATTTGATAATAAACAAGAAGATATAGATTTTGATATTTATTAAAAAAAATTTGATTTTTTCACAATATCACATAATATAATAAAAAATCTATTAGAAATAATTAAGAATATAGATTTTTTTAGCTATTTTTTATACAAAAATAGCTTTTTTTCTTGACTTTTTAATAACATCACATAATATATTATAGAAATAACATTAATTGCAATTAAATATGTTACAAGAATTGATACAAAAATCTTGAATGTCAAAAGATGAAATCTTGCTGCAAGTTCAAGATGAATTTAATAGATGACATACATACGTAAGGAAAATCAGAAAAGATTTTGCTGAAGAAGATAAATTATTCAGAAATGAAAAGAAGAAAAAAGACAAATTATGAGATTTTACTTACTACTCAGTATATTCAGCCTTAATGGCAAGGAGTTATGTTAATGCTCCAGAATGTAAATTTGAGACTACTATTTGAAATAAAAATGTAGTTGATAAATTAAATAAAGTTATAGAACAAGATTTCAATGAAACCGATATGGAAACATTGAAATATTTTAGAGACTCTAATAAATTCAAGAGATGAGTTGGTATTATAGCTAAGACAGGGTGGGATTGATATAATAAAAGATGAACATTTGCTAATATAGACCCTAGATTATGGATACCAGACCCAGATGCTGATTATGTAAATGAAAAATATGCTTTTGTTTGATTTCAAGATGATATTTATAAGAAAGATCTAGAAGCTTTATCTGGTAGAGAAATAATCAATTTTGATGAATTGTCTACCAAAATGGCTGATGATGGTAGTAAATATATTAAACAACAAGATAAGAGTAACAATAAATTAAATTATACTCAAAATATATCAAATAATACACATAATCCTCATTATGATGTATATTATCATTTTTCATACTTCAATTGAATACCAGCAATGGTATTGACAGCTAATGAAAATACAGTTGTATTAAAAGTTGTTGTATATAAAGCTGTTACTCCTGAGGAAAAGAAAAATCCATCATTAATTAAATTACCATTTGCTTTCACTTATTGGGTACCTGATGGGACACCATTTGGTATGAGAGTTCCAATGTTTACAGCAGACTCTCAAAAAGCAAAAGCTATTATGAATAATCTTAGAATGGATAAGGAGCTTGCTGAGCTTTATCCTATGTATCTTAGAAATTCTAGGCTAATACCTAATAAATGAGATATAGAATTTGGATTTAACAAGATAATAGATGTAAATCCATTAGAGTGAGAAGATGTAAGCAATGCTTTAAAACCTCTTCAAAAAGATTTCAGAAGTGACAATTCTTTCTTAATAGAACAATCAATAGATAGAAATATAGCTTCTACTACTTCTATATGAAAAATAACACAAGGTTCATTACCTAGTAGAAGAGAAACAGCTCAAACTAATAACTTAGTTCAAGATAATACAGATATAAATTTAGCGTTAGCAGAAAAAGTAGAAGCTTGGGGAGAAAAACAATTATTAAGATTAATGCTTAGGGCTTATCAAGAAAACTTTACTGATTGAGATAGAAAAAAAGTAAATATAAAAACTTGATACTGAGTATTGGGAATAGAATTAAAAAGAAAAGATTTCTTATCTGAAATGGTTCTTAGTATAAAAGTAACAACTAAGACAGATTTAAATAGAAAGAATGAAAAAGAAAAATTAGCATTATGAAATGCTATATGAATGATACAGACATTACCTATAACTGAAAGTGGTAAAAAATTCTTGTATAGAGAATACTTTGAGAAGATAGGTATGGATAAAGAAAAAGCTGAAAGGGTAGTTGATTATACACCAGATGAAATAGAAGCTTTAGACAATGTAGCATTATTAAATGAATGAATTTTGTTAGAAGTAAAACTTGAATATGATCCAATGACACATTTAGCTGCAATAAAATGAGCTAGACCTTGACTAAATGTAGATTTATATAGAAGATGATTATTAGAATTATACAAAATAAAAGGTTGACAAATAAAATGAGCTGCTCTTCCAGAATGATCAGAAAGTATGGCTAATAATATGGCAGCACAAGCTAGTGCAAATATTGCTAATGAAACAGCACAAATAAATAATAATTCTTAATTAAAATATTATGGCAAAAAATACAACAATAGTAAAAGAATTGAAAAAATATGAAAAAAGTGATGAATTTAAATCTTTATTAGAATATAGTAAAGATAAACAAGAAGAATTAAGGTTAAAAAATAGAGAAATTATAAAAAATAGAAAAGAAATTAAATTAGTAGGTTCTTATATAGATGAGAAGTTATGTCAAATAGAAGTTTTAGAAGATTTTATTAAAAAAATTTCTAATGATAATTTTAAAAAATATTTAGAAACTAGAGTGCAAAGATATTGGTCTTCAATAGATAATTCTACTACAAGAGAAGAAATATTTGCATCTGAAGTAGATTTAAATAAAGTAAGAAGAACAGAATATTTTGCTATTAAATATTATATAAAATATTGTATAGATATGTATACTGAAGGTAAAGAAAAGGATTTTTATAAAGGTCAAGACCCTTATTGTTAATAGGTCAATATACAGGGCTAGGAATAGCCTTGGAATTGGTTTATTAATAACCAAGCTATTTTATAGCATAATTTAAACAATATGTCAGAGAATATTAATCAAGAAGAAATTCTTGATGAGTCAATCCTTGAAGACTCTGCCTTAGAAGGCGAAAATGAAGATAGGACAGGGGAAGATGGTACTCCTGAAGAAAACAAAAAGAATTCTAGCAACTTCAAGAAGCTTTATAAAAAAGCTAAAGAGGCTGAAAAAAGAGCTAAAGAGCTTGAAGCTAAATTAAAAGAACTTGAAGCTGCTAAACAAGAACAAGATAGTTTATCTGATATCGATAAGGATGAAAGATTAGAATTAAAAATATTTTGAATCGAACATCCTGAAGCAAAAGGTAGATTATCTGAAATTTTAAAAGTATCTAAAGAACATAATATGGATTTAGATACAGCTTGGAGTTTTCTTAAAGCTACTACTCCACCAGAAAGTAAATCATATAATGATTTTGAAGTAAAAGGAAAGAAATCTGGTTGAACAATAGACTACAAGTCTATTTCACTAGAAGAATCTTTAAAACTATCTCCAGAAGAGAGAAGAGCTTGGAGAAAAGCAAATGGTTGGAGTGTTTAGCATAATCATCAATTAACTATTTTATAAATTAATTAAAAAAAGATTATGGCTAACAACTTTACAGCTGCGGTAAAACAACATTGGGCTGATATGTTCCAAGAAAATCTTGAAAAAGAATTATTAGCATTAGAAATCGCAGGAGAAGAAAATATACCAAATGGTACAACTAAAAACTTACCATACATTAACTTCCAAAAACCAGTTAATTATGTTAAATATACATCTGTAACTTCACAAGATGCAATAACTGGTAATGATCAAATAGTTATCAATCAAACTCCAATGGTTCCATTTGAAATTGATAGAATTGACATGGATGATAACTATTTAGATGTAACTCCAGAATTAATTCAAAATGCTGGATATATGCTAAAATCAGCTATTGATTGAGATGTATTAGCACAAGCTATGTATGCTAAAAACTTATATGACAATAGATGATTAAATGCAACTTCTGGTACTTCTGCACCAGTAGAATTAACATTAACAGCAGGTACAGGTTATATACCTACAGTATTTGGTAAATCTAAAGCTAGATTAACTGCTGCTGGTGTAAATCCTAATACTTTATGCTTAGTAGTTGATTCTGATACAGTTGATGAATTATCTAATTTAGGTATTGAAAAAGGATTTAATGTAGCTGATGAATCAATTCAAAGAGGATACAGAGGTATGTTCAAAGGAATGAAAATATATGAATCTAACAACTTAACTGCTACTAGAACATTATCAATTGGAACTAATCCAACTGAGTGAGATTCTGTTACAATTTTAGGTGTTACATTTACATTTGTATCATCTTTATCTAATTCAGGAGATGTATTAATTGGTACAGATGCTGCTGCTTCAGTAGCTAATTTAGTTGCTGCTGTTAATGGGGAAGCAGGAGAAGGAACTATTTATAAATCTATAGAAGATCCAAGTGTATTAGCTGGTGTAACTGCTACAAATAATACAACTTCTATTCTATTTACAAGTAGATCTGGTAGAATGTTTGCTTCTTCAAACTTAACTGCTACTGATGATAAATTTGGAGCTGAATCTGTTGAATGTCTTATTACTGCAAAAGGTGCAATTAGAATTGCATTAAGAAACAGTGTAGAAATTAAACAAGATTCTGATCCAGATAGTTTAGTTGAAAAATTCAAAGTATGGTCTAGATATGGTCTTAAAGTACCAACTAGATGAGCTGCAAAAATGTGTAGAGTTTCTATACAAGGTGCTGCTGCTGAATAATCGGCTAATACAGCTCACTAGAAATAGTGGGTTGTATTTAGTTTATTATTTAACTAAAAATATTATGGCTGAAAAAAAAGAAGCTATTATGATAAATGTCTTAGTAGATGGAGAAAAAAAAGCTATTGATTGTTCTACTTTAGATAGAAAAAAACATCTTCATGTTTCTGGTAGAGAATTTACAGAAGATGAAGTAAAAGCTTTGAGAGCTGGGAAAGCTCCAGTTTATAAAGCTAAATAATAGCTATAGCTTACTAATAATATTAGTAGGCTAGAATTTATTATTTAGTATAAAATAAAAATGAATTACCAACAAATGGCTAATTTAGCTAGAGAACTAGCAAATGTTAGTGCTGATGATTATCCTGATACTAGATTATTACCATTCTTTAATGTTGTAAAGGATGATTTTTGGAGTTATTTAATTACAGCTATAAGAGCTAATTATAATTGGGATATTTGGACAGTAACACAAACTGTTATAAATCAATCTGAATATGTTATACCAGAAGCTGCTACAGATAAAGAATGAAATTTAAAAATATCTTGATTATGAATTTGTTATGATTGAGATAAATATGATGATTGAAGATATAAATATGTAAAAGCTAGAGAAGTTAATATACAATCATTACAAAAGCATTGGAATTATTATTTAAATAATCAGCCAAAAACAGATCCTATTTATTATATAGCAGATAAGTCTATTTTTATAGCTCCAACTTTTGATAAAGTTTTACCAGATGCTATAGAGATAAGATGAATTAAAAATATAGTTGATTATACTGTTGATTCTACTGAAGAAGATATAAAATTACCTTCATATTTACATATGGATTTAGTACAATGAGTATTACCTTTTATTCATAAAGCAGAATGAAGATTAGATGAGGCTTCTTATGAACAAAAAATATATGAACAGCAAAGAGAATTGGCTGTTAAAAAATTTGCTAATAGAAGTGTATGACCTTCTTATCTTACTTTTCCACAAGATATAGTAGACCCAATATTATGAGAATAACAATATAAAATATGCAAACTATACCATACAATCAGAATTATTTATGATTTTCTCAAGATGATTATGTTACACAATCTTGAGAGTATTTAGAGTGATTTAATATAGATTGAATTAGCACATGATATTGAGCAGTTTTATGACCAACTAGTAATAAAACAATATTAACAAACAATCCTGTTACTAGTATGCAATTGTATCAATATTATAATGATATAAGATATACTTGACTGATTGCTGATTGAGAAATTTATAAGCTTAATTCTGCTGATAATACTCCAGAGTTTACTTTTAGTACTGATGATACTCAGTATGATAAAGTAAGAGTAATGAGTTCTAGATTACCAAATTATACACATTTTATTTTTATTTGAGAAAGTTCAACTTCTTCATGATATTGGGGGATACATAGAATATGAATAACTGATTATAGAGATTGAAATTGGGACAATATAGAATATGATAAAAAAACATTAATATCATCTAGTTATACTCCTTTTTTACTTACTTATAAAAATATATTGTATATATGAATGGGGTCTAAAATAATAACAACTACAGATTGAGATTCTTTTACTGATTTTACTTTATTTAGATGATGAAATGTTATATGAATAACTACTCACTGAACTAGATTATATGTATATTCAAGACAAAGTAATTGAATTTGAAAAATTTATGTATGGGA